TTTTTTTTTAAAAAATCCATATGACGCTTTGTTTTACGATGCCTGTATTTATGCTTTGATTTTAATACAGAACCACATCCACACTCAATTAAATCATTTCCATATTGTCTATGATATTGTCTTTGAAATTCTTTTCTTTGTTCGATTGTTTGAAATGCTTTGCGTTCATTTAGCGACGGTAGATATTTATCAATATATTTCTGTTCTAAAATTTCTTTCTTACAAATATCAAAATCTATATGAGAGAGGATTGTTATATCAAATTCTTCAATACCACCATTATTATTTATGAATTGATATAATTTAAAATGATTTTTATATTTAGATTTACAATTTGCTTTATGTCTTATAATTCTATTATTTAAATTAGCAGTTGAACCAATATAACTATTATTAGAATGTTTGTGTTTAATTTGATATATTATAAGCATTATAATATATAATGAGATAAAAAACATAAAAAATAAACGAATTAAATAGTTTATGTTAATAATTTTTTCTTAACCGATGTCGCTATCTTCACTATCACTTGTCAGTTCTTCATCACTTCTATCTGCTACTTTTTCTAAATATTTTGTAGGTTTTTTTTCTTGTGTTTGTGGATGTAGTAATGTTGTAAAGTTTTTGTAAAACTTTGGATATACATGATTGAAGTCCAGATACGCCCATGAATATGGTTCGCTCGTTGCTTCATTGTATAATTTTAAAAAGTTTTTTTGTCCTCCATAACTATCTGCGAACTCATCGCAAATTTTTTCAAGTTCTTTTTGGTTTGAAGTGCGTGAGAGCATCATAAAAGAAGCATTTGCTCTTGCTATTGCTGGAACTGAACGTAGATTTTGGGTTGAAATTAACATAAGACCGATCGAATAATGCCTATATCGGGCAAGGAGACTATATAATGAATATGGTTTATTACTAATAGAATTAGATAATGAACCAACAATATCATCTGCTATTACAGCAATAAAAGGTCTTTCTTCTTTTGGAAAGCTTTCTTGGTACTTAATTATATCTTCAATTACTTTATCGCTGTATTTATCGTAAATCGTGTTTGGGAACGCATCTTTTAAAAATCTACTTGTCTTATCACTATAAATAGTTGGTGATATTATATATACCATATCGAATTGGTCTTTATAAAAATTTTTATTCATTAATAAATTTGAAATAAGAACACCCTTGCCTGATTTGACCTTACCAACTAATAAACCAAGTTGTCCTGTGCTTATATCAGGTAGATTAGGATGAATAGGATATTTTAATTTGTGTCTGCTTGGATCATCTTTTATTGGCAATATTGTTAAATCTGCGTCCATATATTATATAATGATATTTTATTTATATGATATATTATAGTATGCCTAATAAGGAACAATATATAAAAATAAATAAAGAAGAAGCACAGGAGTATCATAAATTATGGCGTATGAAAAACAAATTAAAAATTAGAAATTATTATAGACAGTATAGAATTGATAATTTAGATAAAATAAAAAAATTGCAACGAGAATGGTATTTAAAAAAAAAACAGATAAAACATAATCCAGAAATAAAATATGAAGAGGTTGTTATTACTTTTGATTAACCAAAGTATTTACTGTATTCGTTGAAAGGTTCATTATTTTTAATAATTGATGGTGTAGTTTTTTCTGGGACTTTTTGCGGGACTTTTTTAACTTGTTTTCGCTTTTCTTTTTCAATTATTTCATCTTCCATTTGTGCCATTTTAAAACCTTTTTTAAAATTTTTATATTTCTCCATATTACTCATAAAATTCATAAATTGATAGTGTTCCCGTTCCATCATAATTTTCTGTTTTTCTTCTTCGGTTGGTTGTAAATGTGTATTAAATGTTTCTCTAATAGATGGTTCTGGTTCTAATGCTGGTTTAAGTTTTGGTGTCTTTTTTTTATATTCTGCTTTTGCTTTTCTTGCTTCTCTTGCTTTTTTCAAATTTTCAAGTCTTTTTTCACGCTTTGGGTCAATGATAATTTTATCTTCTCGTTCTGGTAGTTCTTCTTCTTCACTTTCTGGTTTCTCATATACCACATGATGCTCTACTTCTTCTTTTTTTCTTGTTCTTTTTTTCTTAGGTTCTCCACGACGCTTTGGTGGTGGTGCTTTAAAAGGACTTTCTTCTTCTGGTTCTGGTTCTTCTAATGGTGGTTCATTTAACTTTTTTATCTCCATTTCTACTTTTTTACCATCATCTACGGTCGCAGGTTTATTTTCTTCAACAGGTTCTAACATCTCAGCGGGAAGTAGTTCCGGGAGAAATTCCATATATATATAGCATAGAAATTAATTGTTGATTTTAACGAATAAATACTTTATTATAAGCATAAAACAACATATATTTTATGTTGTTATATTCTAAATAGTTAATACGGTTTAATCCCACAGGATGCGATCACTAAAAAAAGCAGGTGTTCCTTTTTTATGTCTAAATCTTTCAAAGCGTGATTTAAATGCTTTTCTGCGTTGCTGGTCTCTATGCTTTGTAAAATCTTCTCTTGTAGCATCACCAATTGATGCTACTTTTTTACCATCTTTATTAAATACATCTAATTTCTTTTTAAGATTTTTAGATGGTTTAACAGTGTATCCAATTTTTTTAGCATTTGCTTTTGCTCTTGTTAAATTGTAGTTTGCCATATAATATATACTTATAAATTAAAATAATGGGAATTGTGATGCTACTGAAACGGGGTCGTTTTTTTGTGTTAAAATCCATTCTTGGATTGGTTGCCATTCATCGTATGGTGGTTCTCCTTCATCATCTTCATCTTCATCTATGTCTGTATAGTCATAGATAAAGAAGTTTTCGTATTGAATAGGCACATCACAGTGCCATTTATTCATATAATATAAAACATCATACCACTCGTCGCCTTGTTTAATAGCACAACAGCATTCTCTGCTGTGAATTTGTTCGTTGAGGTGTTGGTTCATCATATAGTATAGTAGTCTTGTCTTTATATAGTTTTTGTGCCATTTTAAAATTTCAATTTTTTTTTTTTTTATACAATATACTATGGATAATATATAAAAAAAATAAAAAATTGAAATTTTTTTATTATATTATATAATGTATAATATGGATAATATCAAACATAATATTATTATTAATAACAATTTTGAAATATCAAAAATTATAGATGAAAAACTAATACCTTCTTTTGATGAAAAAAGAAAGAACGCAGAAGTTTCAACACCTTATAATCTTCGTAAAGATATGATTGATAAAATACCATCGTCATTATGGATTGAAAAAAATAAGATTTTTGAACCTTGTGTAGGTAAAGGAGGTTTTTTAATAGATATTGTATGTCGTTTAATGGATGGATTAAAAGATATTATTACAGATAATAAAGAACGATATAAAACAATTGTAGAAGAATGTTTATATTTTAGTGATATTAATGAAGAAAATATAAATACATGTTCCTCATTAATTGACCCTGATAATGAATATAAATTAAATTATAATATAGGTGATACATTAGAATTAGATATTAAAGAAAAATGGGGTATTGAAGGTTTTGATGCTGTTATAGGTAATCCACCATATAATATTTCTTGTCAAGTAAATACAGGTAATACTTTGTATCAATTTTTTATAAAAAAATCATTACAAGAATGGATAAATGAAAATGGTTATTTAGTATTTGTTAATCCTCCATCGTGGAGAAAACCATGCCGTGAAAATTGTATGAATTATGGATATTATAAATTAATGTCTATTGATAATCAATTATTATATTTATCAATACATAATGTTATTGATGGTAAAAAAACTTTTAATTGTGGTACAAGATATGACTGGTATGTAATAAAAAAAACTCCATCATATCAAAAATCAATAATTAATGACGAGTATAATATTACTTGTAATATTGATATGAAAAAAACAGACTGGTTACCTAATTCAAATATTAATGAAGTGCTAAAAATTATAACAAATAAAAATGATAATATAGGATGTTTTAAAGAAGGTGTTCGTTATTTAAAAAAATCAGCAACGGATAAAACACGACATAAATTTTTATCTACTGAACCAACAGATTATTATTGTTATAAATATGTTGTTTCAACTGCTAAAAGAGGTATTAGATATGGTTATATGTGTAATAAACATATAAGTTATGGTATGCCAAAGATTATAGCAGGTAGGACTGGACTACAAAATAGTATAGTAGATTTTAACGGTGATTATGGTGCTGTTAGTAACTGTTATTATCTAAAAATTAATTCAATTGAAGAAGGAGATAATATAATAAAAGCATTTAAAACAGAAGCATTTAATAAATTATTAAAGTCTTGTATGTATTCTTTATATGCCATTGATAATAATTTTCTAAACTGTTTAAAAAAAGATTTTTATAAAGAATTTATTTAAAAGATGCTCTACCAGTCTTCTTTTTTTCTTTTTGTGCTTTTTCAATATCTTTTTTAGAAAGTTCTTTAAAAGTTTTAGGCGTGTCTTTTGTTATTTTTTTTGTAGGACGATATATATCTCCTTTTTTTTTATAACCAGTTCTACCACGCTGGTTCTTCCATTCTTCTTTAAACCATCTTGTTAATCCTTCTTCTGTTTTAACTCCTTTGTAAGTGCCACCTGCTTCTTTATATTTTTTAACTAATAAACCACTTCTATAAGCGGAGTGCTTTGGATATTTTTTATAAACTTCTTTCTTTATTTTCATATATAAAGTTTTATTAACAGGTTCATTAATCATTTTATAATATATTAATACATAATAAATTATTATTATAGCGTTTATCACCACCCCATGAATTTTTATACTCACGAAATTTTTTATTTTTTTTTTTCAATATGTCTTTATTTTCTTCATAATATTTTTTTTGTTTCTCTATCTTTTCTTCTTTATTTTTTTGATAATATTCTTTAATTTCTTCTTTATTTTCTTCTCTATATTTTTTCTTATATTTTTTAATTTTATCTTTATTTTCTTGATAATATATTTTTTGATACTCTATTATTTTATCTTTATTTTCTTGATAATATGACATCGTTATATAATATTTTAATTATTTATTTTAATTTTCAATTTTTTATTTTTTTATAATAAAATAGAAAATAGGATGAAAGGACTGCAGGATGAAATTTTGGTATGTTTGCTTTTGAAATATTATTTTTTTTATTTTTTTTTTATTTTGAAAAACAAAAGATAGTATATTCTTCATCCTTTCATCCTGCAACTAAGATTAAATTTTAATTAATTTAATTAATTAATTAATATTATGATAGTAATATGATAGTATTATATAAAAAATAGTAAAAAAAAAACTGCAGGATGAAAAAAAAAATCGTCCTTTTTTCATCCTGATTTTCATCCTAATCCTATCCTTTTCATCCTTTTTATCCTGCAGATAAAATTAAAATTCTATCCTAATCATAATAATATATATAAAATGTTGATTATTAGGATGAAAAGGATGAAAATCAGGATGAAAAGGATTATATTTTATCCTATTATAAAAAATCTTCATCCTCATCCTCAACTAACCAGTTAAAATTATAATCATATAAATATGTTTCACCACTACTTTTTACAACATTATAATTATTCATCCTGAAATATTTACCTAATTTACGACTTGTATAATTTTCATTTGTTTTTGATTTAAGATATTTATTAAGATGATGTGGTATATCTTTTAACTTAATCCTTTCTCCATCTTTATTAGTTAATTTTTCATTAATAAACTCTTTTACTAAATCTTGGTCTTCTGTATATTCATCACACATCTCACTCGTTAATGTAAATGATGGACTTTTAAGATATTCTTTAAAATATTTGACAATTGTTTTAAAAAAACAACATCTCCATTTATCTAAATTATTCTCAATATCATTATCTGTAATAAATTCTTTTAATTCATAATTGTCTTCTGTAATAATTGTTTTATTAGGTCTAACTCCAAATGTGCTTTCAAATGGAATTATATCAAGTCTATTCATTACAGCTGGGTCATTTCTATCCATATTAGGTACGTCATTACAAATCATAACAATACTCGCTTTTGGTTTAAATGTTTCAATATTAGGCGAGTATATTTGTCTCATTGTAATCTCATCTCCTCCACTTAGTTCTTTAACAAGATTACTATTAATTTTTTTAGTAATTTCTGGTTCATTCATAGCAACTAATCTTGATTTTCGTAATACTTTAAATTGTGGTGTAGCATTACCTCCTTCTGCTTTTTGATTTTGTAAAACACTACTATTCATATTACCGTGATATTTGCCTAATACTTTTTTTAAAAAAGTCATTGTTAAAGATTTACCATTTCTACCGAAATTACTCCATATAGTAAATTTATGTCTTCTTTTATTACCATCAAGAGACGCACAAATACTTTTTAAAAAATGTTCTCTAATTTCTTCATTAACAAATACTTTATTAAGAAATTTTGTATTAAATTCATTCATCAATTCATCAGATGGTTCAGACCATTTATAACCTGTTGTAATACTAATACAATCTTTTTTTTCAATATCTCTAAATTCACCACTGTATAAATCATATACAACATTATCAAATGCTATTAAATTATCAGAACTATCTAATTTATCATAAAAATCCATCTGTTTATATTTTGACATACTAATATAAAGTTGTAATGCTATTTGAACTTTTGAACTACTACTAACACATTTAAATAGTTCTATCCATTTATTATATAAATCTTTTGCCTTATCCCATTCTATTTTATTTTCTTTTTTATTAATTTGTTTCCATTCTATCTGCATTAGATTAACTTCTTGTTTGATATATGGAACAATTCTTTTAGTTAAAACTTGATTTAATTCATAATTACCTTTTTCAGCATTATAATTATTATAAACACCATTTTTATATGAAAAATATAAATTATCATAATAAATAATATCTTCACCACATATTTTATATAACCAGTCAATAACAATATCTAACACACCACCATCTATAATATTATCGTGTATAGAATTTTTAATTTGATGAATATAATCAGTTGATAAATAACTATCATCATTAGGATTAAATGATTTTTTGAATTTAATAAAGTCTTCATCTTTACAAATATTACTTTTAAACGCCCATTGAATTAAACTATCATCAGGACAAATATAAATTAAATCATTTTGATAAATATCTTTATAATCAATATCTAACATAAACCCGTCAAACATAGGCACTATATTACAATGTTCTTCTTTAATAGCATATTGTATAATCTTATTTTCATTAATACATAATAATTTATTAACCAAAGAAGATAATGGATTTTTATTATTATCTGTTTCAACATCACCGTATTTTTTCATATACTCGTCATTATCTGTTAATATTTCATACGCATTCATTTTTTCACGATGTAATTTTTTTAAAAATTTTGAATTATGTTTAAAATTATCTACATTTAATAAAATTAATAAATCTTTTTTATTTGTATTTTCATCTTTTAAAACTTGTTCTCTATTTAAACAATATTTACTAATATAATTGTATGGTATAGTATCATCTGTATATTCTTGATTATATTCTTTAATCATTGCTAAAAGAATGTTCCAATGACAATTTTTTATATCAATATCATAATAGTAATCTTGTGTTAGTGTTTTACGAATATCATTTTGTAAAGATTGAATACCAAAACCATCAACATAAATACGCCCTTTATTGTCTTTTTGTGAGTATTTATATTTTTGTTTAATTTCAATGTAATCACAACCTTCTTTACGCATACTAAACCATTTACGACAGTTCATAATAACCCTATTATAATACGCTTCTGTGCTATTAATGTCTGTTTTATCAAGACCATTATCCCAACCAGAACTATATTTATTTACAAATGTAGAATAATCCATATTCATAATATAAGCACATCCAGAAATATCAATTTTATCTACAAAAGTCATTTTAGTCTCTGTCATCATTATATAATATAATAAAGATATTATTTTTAAGTATTTTACTTAATTCAATTTTTTATTTTTTATATAAAAAAATATTTTATATAAAAATTTATTAAAATATTACTTTTTCAAAAGTATATATTATACATATATTTAAATTCTGGGATTATTCAATCCTGCGTTTGTAATAATATTAGATTGCATATTAGCATTTCTTTCATTCGCTTTTTCAATAGCATTTGATACTGCTTCTGCCATAGCAGTTTTTTTATCTCTTTCATGGAGTAGTGTAATATGAGTTGGCGATTCTAATGAACGAAGAAATTTACCATTCATATCACGAAGAGATGCTGTTAATGAATAATATGTTTGTTCGCTTACTGGATTTAAATCAATCGCTATTGGGAATTCTGCAGTATAATGCATAATATTAACATTACTAGTTGATGCTTCAAATTTTTCTTTTGGAACAACTGCTATAATTTTAGTATCATCACCTGTACCACCATTTTTGCCTGTAATATTAAAATCTTCAAGACATACCATAAGTGATAAATCTGCTACACTTCCTTCTGGGTCATTTGGTGATACAATTGGAAATGTATTTGCTAAATTAGTTCCTTCAAAAAATCTATTCATTCCTAGTAAGTCATTAGCATTTGCTATATTTGGTTCAATGTCAGCATCACTTCCTAAATCTCCACTTCCAACTCTTCCAAATTTAAAAAGTGTTTTTAGAGTTGTAATAGGGTCTGGTGTTGATAGAGTATTTACAGCGGTTGTTAATGTTGTTAGTTCTTCATTAATAGGAGCAACACTAATAATATCATTTGATACTTTAATTAATTTAAAAGTCCAAAAAGAAGCACCGTTATTAATAGGCATAACAAGATGTAATTCTGTTGATGTAAAATATGGAATATCGTATGTTCTACTGTCTGGTGTATTAGCACTATCAGTTAATTCGGCGTTATCAATTACTTTTGCAAGTCCAATATAAGAACCTGTACCGTTTAATTGAAGAGTTGGAACACCAGCAGGACCAGTTGGACTATATACATAAGTTGAATAAGCACTATTATCATGTGGTGCTACTGGTGTGCCTTCACCTTGTGCTCCCTGCCATGCTTCTAATTCTGTTGTTCCATCGGGGCCGAATACATTATCAAAGCGACCACCTGCTTCAAAAACATATCTGTCATCGTCATAATGTGGATTAGTTCCGTCATCATAAACATGCCAGTCAGTAGAACCTGGATAAGGGCCGACTGAATATTGTTCTATACGCCATGTACCAACTAAATCTGCATTTTGTGGTGTTGCGTTATGTGTAAATCTCATAAGTGATTCGGTATGGTGTTGAGTTGCTGGTGTTGATGTTAAATTTGGAATATCATTATAATTT